CCTCAAGGTGATAACATCTACTATAAGGATGTAATTAAAAACTTCTCACAATACCTCTACTGGGGTAGTCATGAGACTTCAAACATCTATGACAAGGATGTTAACGTATCTGGTGCATGGGGTGTCTCAGGTATTAACAAAGAGTTTGACCTTATTAAGTCAGCTGATTCTCTTAATAACCTAGATGATCCAACAGGATTGAATCCTCTAAGTATACCTCTTCTTGGCACAAAGAATCGTGCAACACTCCGCTACTCACTACAAGGTGGTGTAGATGGATATACACTTTCCCGTCCTAATGCACTCGCTGGATACGATCTATTCAATGATGCAGAGACTGTAGACATCGACTACCTCTTAATGGGTCCATCGATGAGTGGTATTGATGACACTGTTGCTAAAGCACAGCACGTTATCACTATTGCGATGGCAAGAAAGGATTGTATCGCTTTCGTCTCACCTTTCCGTGGTGATGTTATCGGACAACCTAAGACTTCTGACATAGTTACACGCACAGTTAACTACTTCGATCAGTTAAGTAGCACATCATACGCTGTATTTGATAACAACTACAAGTACATCTACGACAAGTACAATGATGTCTATCGTTACATCCCTTGTAACGCAGACGTTGCTGGTCTTGTATTGAGCACAACACTTCAGCAAGAGCCTTGGTTCTCACCTGCTGGATTCAACAGAGGACAGTTGAGAAACGCTATCAAGTTAGCATACTCACCTCTTAAGGATCATAGAGACACACTTTATGCATCTCGTATCAACCCAATCGTAGCATTCCCTGGACAGGGTACGGTATTATTCGGTGATAAGACCGCATTAAGTTACGTTTCCGCATTCGATAGGATTAACGTTAGACGTTTATTCTTGGTAATGGAGGAAGCAATCTCACAGGCTGCTAAGACACAACTCTTTGAGTTGAATGATGAGTTTACTCGTCAGCAATTCAAGAACATTGTTGAGCCTTTCTTGAGATCAGTACAGTCAAGACGTGGTATAGTTGACTTCCTCGTAGTTTGCGACGGAACCAACAACCCTGCTGAGTCAATTGACCGTGGTGAGTTCTATGCAGAGATATTCGTGAAGCCAACACGCTCTATCAACTTCATAACCTTAACATTCACAGCAACTAGAACTGGAGCAAGCTTCAGTGAGCTAGTATCGTAACCGTAAACCCGTGGCATGGCATCATGCTCAATCTAACTTAGGAGTACCCTAATGGCACAAGACGAATCACAATCATATCCTGGGCAAGAAGAGAAGGGCGTTATTAACGCCCCTATCTTAGATTTCCGTAATAGAATTGGCGATCTAGCCCGCCCTAATCTATTCCAATGCGAAATATTTTTCCCAGGAATCGTAGATGATGGAAACCCACAATCAGGTGCTACTCCTGGTTCACAAGAGCAGCAAACAGAAGAAGGTGCAGGACAATCCTTCGCTGGATCTGGAGCATCATCACAATCACTAGCAACTTTTCTAGTCAAAGCAGCAGCAATCCCCGCTTCAACCGTGGGTGTAATCGAAGTACCTTACAGAGGTAGGACGCTTAAGATTGCTGGAGACCGTACCTTTGAACCTTGGACTGTAACAGTTCTTAACGACAAAGGCTTCGCACTTAGATCTAAGTTTGAAGAGTGGTCCACTAAGATTCAGGCACTACACCAGAATCTTCAGGCAACTAAGACTATCATGAAGTATCAAAGTGATGCTATAATTAGACAGATAGATAGACAGAACAACATCGTTAGATCCTACAAGTTTGTAGGTATTTGGCCTAGCACAATCTCCGCTATTGACCTAGCATGGGATAGCAACGATACTCCAGAAGAGTACACAGTTGAGTTCCAAGTTCAGTACTGGACATATGCTAACGATAAGAACGCTGGAAACGCTATCGTCGTATAGTATAAATAATATACAATGAATAATAGGAATAATTAAATGTCACAACTATTTGGTTATTCGATTGATCGTAAGAAGAAGGGCAAGGCTGGTGTCGGCCCTTCTTTTGTCACGAAAGACTCGGATGATGCAGCACAACCCATTGTGGCAGGTGGTTACTTTGGTCAATACGTTGACCTCGGTGACGCTGCAAACAAGTCTAGCGATGTAGACCTTATTGGTAGGTATCGTGAGATGTCCTTGCATCCAGAAGTGGATCAAGCAATTGGGGATATTACCGCAGAAGCAATAGCTGGTGACTTAGATGATCATCCTGTAGATGTGGAGCTCTCAAACCTCAAGGTTTCTGAGCCTGTAAAAAGAAGAATTAGAGAGGAGTTTAACAACGTACTATCGTTACTAGACTTTGATCGCAAAGCATATGATATCTTTCGTAGGTGGTACATCGACGGAAGACTTTTTTATCATAAGATGATCGACCCTGACAATCCTCAAGAGGGATTGACAGAGTTAAGGTATATTGATCCTAGAAAGATTAGAAAGGTTATCGAATATGATAAGCCTAAGGATAGAATATCACCTGCTGATCCAGAAGTACAAACATTAGTCCCCAAGAGTGTAGAGTATTACATTTATTCACCCAAGGGGTTACGTGGGTATGAGAATAGAGGAATTAAAATAGCAAATGATGCTATCTGTTTTGCTCACTCAGGGCAATTAGATATGCAACGCAACTATGTGTTGTCACATTTACACAAAGCTATTAAGGCAACTAACCAGTTGAGAATGATTGAAGATTCTCTGGTTATATACCGCATGTCTCGTGCACCAGAGCGTAGAATATTTTATATTGATGTAGGTAACTTACCTAAGCAGAAGGCAGAGCAGTACCTTAAAGAGGTAATGTCTCGCTATAGAAATAAGTTAGTATATAATGCTGACACTGGAGAGATAAGAGACGATAAGAAATTCATGTCTATGCTGGAGGACTTCTGGCTTCCTAGACGTGAAGGTGGTAGAGGTACAGAAATCTCTACACTACCAGGTGGACAGAATCTTGGAGAACTTGAGGACATCAAGTACTTCCAGAAGAAACTCTACCGTGCATTAAATGTACCTGAGTCACGTCTGGAGTCTGATAGTTCATTTAACGTTGGTAGATCTGCTGAGATCACACGTGATGAAGTAAAATTCCAAAAGTTTATCGCAAGACTCCGTAAGAGATTCTCTGATCTATTCAATGATCTCCTTAAGACACAGTTGGTACTCAAAGGTGTCTTCACTATAGAGGAGTGGGATGAAGTAAAGGAGCATATTCAATATGACTTCGTTGCTGACAACTACTTCGCTGAGTTGAAAGAGCAGGAGATAATGAATGAGCGTATGGCTCTCGTCGCTCAAATGGATCCTCTTGCTGGTCGTTATTTCTCTCTTGAATACATGCGTCGTCAGATATTACGTCAGACAGACGAAGAGTTCAATGAGATACAAAGTCAGATGGACACTGAGATCGCAGAGGGTAAACTTGTAGATCCTGTAGAGATGCAGAAGTTAGAAGTTGCTCAAATGGAGATGTCTTTGATGCCTCCAGAACCTGATCCTGCGGAAGCAGGTATTAGTCCTGCGGACTACAAAAAGGGAGATATCTAAATAGTACTATCATATATAAATTGTTATGCCTACTGATGCAGCACGAGACATAGTTAACGCACTTTTTGCGGGTAACAAAGATCTCTCTGATTATGTCGCTACTGGTATGAATGCGAGAGCAGTCGATGCCATTGAGACACAGAAGAAAGAGATTGGTGCGAAGATATTTAATGGACAACCCGAAGAGGGACCAGAGAATACTGAGCAACCTGATGACGCAAGTCCTGAAGCTTCAGCTGAAACTGAAAACGAAACCGAGGAACCAAAAGATGAAACTGATCAGGGAGGAAATTGAGACCGCTAAGGTAACAATCACTGAAGGTAAGAATGGGAAGAAGTCTCATTTTATTGAAGGTGTATTCCTACAAGGCGAGATCAAGAACCGTAATGGTCGGATGTATCCACTAAAGACCTTACAAAGAGAAGCCGCAAACTACAATACTAAGTACATTGAGAAGGGTCGTGCTCTAGGAGAGCTCGGTCATCCTGATGGACCTACTATTAATCTTGACAGAGTTAGTCATTTGATTACCTCATTAAGACAAGAAGGTACCAACTATGTTGGTAAGGCACGTCTATTAGATACCCCGATGGGTAACATCGCTAAGAATCTAGTGGATGAAGGAGTCAAGTTGGGTGTTTCATCCCGTGGACTTGGTTCAATTAAGGAAATGGATGGTGTTAAGGTCGTCATGGATGACTTTATGCTCGCCACAGCTGCCGATATAGTGGCAGATCCTTCCGCACCTGACGCTTTTGTCAATGGTATCATGGAAGGAAAGGAATGGATCTATAATAACGGTGCCGTTCAAGAGCAAACAGTGGAGCAAATCAAAAAAAGAATTGATAATGCTGCACTAAATCAGATGGAAGAGGTAAAACTTTCCGCATTTAATCAGTATTTACAGAGCTTGTAAATATTTGAACTACTAAATAACTATAGCAAATCAGCAATTTGTACAACGGAGACTACAATGTCAGAAGAGAATACTAAAACTCTGGATGAATCAAGTGTAACCGCAGGAGCAAAGCCAGCAGATCCCCAAGGTAAACTTGGAAATGATGGTAGTAGTCTCGGTGGAGTACAAGATCTTGGAGGTCCAACACCATTCAACAGCAAGCCAGAAGGCGACAGCAATAAGTTGAAGACCATCGCAGGAGGTAATGCACAATCACCTACTACGAAACCATCAGATGCATCTGCACAGAAGGCAGAGTTTTCTGACAAGGGAGATGTAAAGGCAGGACACGAGCCAGAAGGCGACGTAATTGCTGAGACACCTGCTGAAGAAGAGACCACAATTGAAGTAGATTTATCTGCTGACGTTGCTGCTCTTACAGAAGGCGAAGATCTATCAGACGGATTCAAAGAAAAAGCAAAGACTATCTTTGAAGCTGCTGTAGTATCACGTCTAAACGAAGAACTAGAGCGTATGCATAACGATTATGCTAAAGCACTAGAAGAAGAAGTCGAGACAGTTAAGACCGAACTCGCTGAGAAAGTAGACGAGTATCTAGGCTATGCCGTTAAGCAGTGGATTGAGAAGAATCAATTAGCTGTTGAGAATGGTATCAAAGCAGAGATGGGTGAGTCAGTACTGGTTGGACTTAAACAAGTTTTTGTCGAGAATTTCATTGATCTTCCCGACGAGAAAGTTGACCTAGTAGATGATCTACAAGGACAACTTAATACTATGGAATCAAAACTCAACGAATCAATTGAAGAAAACGTTGGACTTTCTAAGAAAGTTGGCGGCTATATTAAGAATGGGATTGTGACAGAGATTGCTGAGGGATTAAGTCTCTCTCAGAAGGAGAAGCTTATTTCTCTAGCAGAAGCTGTTGAGTTTGTCGATGAGGAAACCTTCAAGACGAAGATTTCTACTTTACGTGAATCATATTTCTCTACGAAGCCTGAAGCGACTACGGTCACTGAGGATGTTGAAGTAGAGGGCACTTCTGGCAACCCATCGATGTCTGCATATGTAGATGCGATAGCACGTTGGAAAGGCAAATAAATCCCCACAATCAAATTCTTAAACGGAGTTAGTTAACGAAATGTTTAACGCAGAATCACTCCAAGAGAAGTGGAACCCTATTCTAGAGCACTCGGAGCTTCCAGGCATCGAGGATCCTTATAGAAAAGCGGTTACCTCAGTCCTCTTGGAAAACCAAGAAAAATTTTTAAAAGAAGAGCGTGGTCTCGTAACTGAGGCAGCACCAACCAACAGTTTGGGTGGTACAGGTTATTCAGGTAGCAGCACAGCTACAGGTCCTGTTGCTGGTTTCGACCCAGTTCTTATCTCATTGATTCGTCGTAGTATGCCTAAGCTTATTGCTTATGACATCTGCGGAGTACAACCGATGACAGGTCCTACTGGACTTATCTTCGCAATGAGATCTACTTACGGTACTAACCGTGACATCAACAACAGTGGAGTTGAAGCATTCTTCAATGAAGCAAATTCAGAGCATTCATCTGAGAACAGTGCTAATGGTTTAGCATCTAACACTCAGACAGGATCTAACCCAGGTCTACTTGCAGACGCTGCTGGTAACTATACCATCGGTGGTCAGGGTATGACTACTGCTCAGTCTGAAGCATTAGGCGACGCAGCTAACAACCACTTCAACGAGATGGGATTCTCGATTGAGAAGGTTACTGTTACTGCTAAGTCACGTGCTTTGAAAGCTGAGTACAGTTTAGAGCTTGCTCAAGACTTGAAGGCAGTTCATGGTTTAGACGCTGAGTCTGAGCTTGCAAACATCCTTTCTACTGAAGTTCTCGCTGAGATCAACAGAGAAGTTGTAAGAACTGTTTACAAGATCGCACGTCCTGGTGCTCAGAATAACACAGCAACTGCTGGAACATTCGACCTAGACGTAGACTCTAACGGAAGATGGTCAGTTGAGAAATTCAAAGGACTTCTATTCCAAATCGAAAGAGACCAAAACGCTATCGGGCATGAGACTCGTCGTGGAAAGGGCAACCTATTGATCTGCTCAGCAGACGTAGCATCTGCTCTATCAATGGCTGGAGTCCTTGACTATTCATCAGGCATCAACGGTGCTGTAGGTGGATTAGGACAGGTTGATGACAACTCATCTACTCTTGTTGGTACTCTTAATGGACGCACTAAGGTATACGTTGACCCTTATTCTGCAAACGTAAGTGACAATCACTTCTATGTTTCTGGATACAAAGGATCTTCTGCCTATGATGCTGGATTATTCTATTGCCCTTACGTGCCTCTACAAATGGTCAGAGCCGTAGGTCAGGACACATTCCAACCAAAAATCGGGTTTAAGACTCG